CCATGCTTGAAGAATAGCTGGTTGTACCAACGGAATCATCAATTCACATTCCCAAAGGAAGCGTCGTCCTAGCGAAAAAAACGGTGCTTCTACCGGAAATAATTCGGGATGATCCTTTGGAAACTGCTGATACTTAGTGGGAAGAAGGTGATATGATTCCATCGGTAATACCATAGCTAATTGATCCGTTGGTTGTAACGGGATTCGCTTAGTCGAAGGAATCGTAAGATGTTCTGGAACAGTGATCGTATCTAACGGCGGAGCAATCCACCAAGGATAATACCATTCCAAATCTACCGGTATTCCATTATAATACGCAAAACACCAAGCAAGTGCTTCTAAATACTTTTCAGATGCTATTTTATAGGAAGCACCCCATAATCCTATCCGTTGATAGACCTCTTTATAATTGGAACGAAGCATTCCATCTTTCAGAAGGGCATGTTCCGCTCCCCACAGAATCGGTGCATCATTCCATTCTGCCAAAGCACGTTCCACCGGATCCGAACTCGAACAATACTGTCCAGGACGCATGGAAAGTTTCTCGCTGGCAATCTCTACCATCCATGTAGTCTCTTGTTTCGATAATTCTTGCAATAATGCGTTTAGAGTGGGTGTATAATATATATGCCCGGTCACAATGGATGGATAGGACGCTCGAACATGTCGATAGGCTTCCAACACATGTTCCATTCCCTCTTCCTTGATTTTTAATCCAAGTCCATGCGGAACAAAATCATTTCCTAATAAGTTCATACAAGCTGCAAATTCTTCCATTGTAATATTCCATCGTGATTGCAATTCCGTGGCTAACAGAGACATCGATAAGTACAAAAACTGTTTTTCAGATTTTTCATGAGATTTCTTACCAAAAGCAGTATCTTCCCGATATAATTGAATCTTTGCCTTTGGTAAATGCAATAAGGCTAATATAATCAGATCTGCATCTAACCCATATATAACCATATGCACTGTGGGAACCGCACGTAGCCATGCCATCAATTTCTGTTCGCCTTCTCCAGGTTCATCCGCAGCACTAATGCGTGTCGGAATGGAACGTGTCTTTGCCCAAGCATGAAAGGCAGTTGCTAATTGATCCATAAAGGGTGTTCCTGGTGTAATCGCATTGGTATCCCACTTAGGAGCCGTAGTACCACGAATTTCTTGCTCTTTCTTAGCAGTTATAATTGATTTGAACCTGCGTCCTCGTTGTTGTCGAATCTTTGCCATAGGTGCCACTCCATCAAAGGCAATCCACACCGCTTCCGATGGATTCACCGCTTTAATGACTTTTTCAAAGTATCGTAACGTTTCTTGAATGAGTTCCGCCTCCCACATGGTTCGTTTCATTGGATCATATGGGATTCGTTTGGATAATGATGCTACACAGTCATAGATCGCACAATTTGCATCAAATCCTAATATAGTTGGATGACCCTCCAATTGTGTTGGACTCACAATCCCTTTTATAGTTTGTATCAACCGTTTATAGAAGGAAGGGATGCCCATGGAAAATCTGTTTAAGAAGAATGATTCCGCTTCTAATAGTCCTATGACTTATATTATTGAGGGGTTTAAATATAACTTGGAGATAATTCCTGATATATTTTTAGTTACGATTGGTATATTTTCAATCTTATTGCAAAATGCATCCTTTATGGCACTTGGTCTCTCTCTTTTATCTGTAAACCTCCTACAACCTCTTGTAGGTGGATATTTTCGAGAGGTTGTTCCGAGTAGCTGGGGAATGACGACACGTGCAACAGGTATGTTTCCCGGTACCTCTGTGGAACGCATGTCACTCGAAACTACAACACCAAAAACGTTCCTTCCGAGTTATTACACAATGTTTCTAGGAACATTATTTGGATGGATTGCACCTCTCTCCCTTTTTTATAAACAAGAATTGGATGCATCTCCACACCGACAACTTGCTGCCAATATAAGTGTTACATTTTTAATTATGTTTACACTTATACTCCTATCATACCGATATTTAGCATCACAAGATACACCCTATGGAATCTTTTTAGGAATGGGATTTGGAGGAATCCTTGGATTTCTACTTATGATATGTTTATATTATGGAACACAACGTCGTGCTACAAATTTATATAATCTACCCCTTATGTCAACCTCTTATGGAACAAAAGATCCGATTTATGTATGTGCATCTTCTGCAATACCTTCCGCAAGTTCTAAAAAACCTGCTGCATAATGCACTTTTTCTATTCTATTGATAGAATGAGTTGGTTACTTCGAGGGCGTGAATTAATCTTTGGTGCATATGATCATCTACCTCATATATTTACACTTGGATCTCTAGTGGTTGGATCTATGACTGGAATTGTTCCAATTTTAATTTTAGGTCTCGTATCATCCCTTGTAGGATTCCTTATCTTAATAACGCAATCTATATTTAAAAAATATCTTGGAGAAAATGTAAGTATTCTAAAATATCTATCATCAGATATACCTTGTTATCGCAGTTCATCCACTTCAACTGAAATTTTAATTAGTAGCTGGGCGACAATGGCATCATTTATAATTATATATATATTTCTTAATGCAGTGACGGTATTTAATCTACCACCAGTTCCTGGTGCAAAAGATGAATTGCTTGCAAATCGTTATTCCTATATGGTAAGTGTAATGGTGTCTCTTGTTATAATCGGTCTTATATTTATTGCATCAAGAATGCAATTAGGATGTGAAACCTATGTAATGGGAACTACAAGTATATTATTAGGACTAGGTCTAGCAATTGCTATGTGGAATCTTGTTAGTGTAGGAGGAAAAGATATACGCATGGGAGATATTTTTCAGGTGCGAAATAATATGACACCAATTGCTGCAGAAGGAGTTATAAATCCTGTGATGTGTGTAGCTCCTCAATAAGAGCCGGATTCAATGAGTGCAAGAAGTGCAACTAACTCGATCATCCACTCTTTATAGGATAAGCGTGCATGCGGTTTCCATAAGGAATCAATAATTGCAATTTGTTCCCGCACGGCTTTACACGCCATAGATCGATCAGTACTTTCATACAATTTTAATGCTTCTTCTTCTGGCATGTCAGTTCCTCCTTTGGAGCATGTGACATGATTATGAAACTTTACCATTCCTTTTCGAATGGCTGTTTTTACCTCCTCTCCTTTGGTCGGTGTCCATCCTTTTACTTTCGGAGGGACTACTCCACGAAATTTGCGCACATATACCGGTGGACTGGGTGGATCTGGTGGTCGAATAAAGATCGAGTGACCGCGAAGGTAGTCTTGCATATGACGTCGACACACTTCACACGGTATTGTCATTGCCGTTAATTCCATCATACGCTTCCAACGATAGACAATATCTCGTCGATCACTCCATTCTGCCATTGTATGAAAGATTGACCAAAGGCGTGGTCCCCAATCTGCTCCAGGTTGTTTTAATGGAAGCGGCTCCATCTAATTTTATCATTGAAAACAGATTGTATAGATATACGCATCTAAATAATTGACGATATAACCATATACAAGATGGCTGAACTGGCAAAACAACGAATCTTTGAAGAAAGAATTCTGGCACAAGATCCTGAAATAATTGACATAATACCCTATACACTGCACGGTGATCTTGTATGTCCTATAGGAGATGATATAAACCCCGATGGAACTATCATGGTACCTGCATGTATCTGTGCAAGACATAAAACCGCAGCTGGTATGAGATACTTCTTTACATATTTAGCATCTGAACAGAGAAAATCTCAAATTGCTGCACCTAATATACGTGCTAGACTTGCTGTACGCAATATACGTGCTAGACTTGCTAGAGTTGCTACAGTTATTATGTCTGCTATTTACAAAAATTGAATCTATATATTATCTTTTTTAAATCGAATGAACATTACGTATCATCCTATCATGCCAAGTGCTATGGCTGCAATTCACACTGCAAAGATTAATAATACGACTCCTGCTTCAGAAGCCTCCAAGTGGTCAATGCGACAAAGGGAGAAAGCATCTAACGAATGTTGTAAGAACCTATGCTATTATGTTGGTCTACTTCTGCTTCTTGTGGGCATTCTAGTACTGATTATGGGTATCGCATTTGCTGTGAAATATCCCTTACCAGCAATTGGATTTGCCGTCTTGCTTGTAGGGTTGACTGTCATGGGAGACTACTGCGGCTGCAGGTAACTTGAAACTTTTATGGAGGAAGGGCGCTTTGCACCCTTCCTCCATAAAATTGAAAATATATTTTTCTTTATACAAGGATATAATTTGATTGCAATATGAATCATATATCAGACTACATTGTTGCATTCTCACTACTATTCTCACTTATTATAGTGATAGTAGGATTCATAGCCGTTATTATTCCTTGGGAGACTCATTCATATCGTTCTCGCATTGACAGTGAGGATAATAATGAGGAAGCTTATAATCAAGCTTCAAAACATTCAGAATATTGGTATGCTGCAAAGTAACCATGTACAGACCTAAACCCTTCTCTCTTTTTCTGTATAATGTTCGTCTTTCATCCAGGAGTACATGTTCCACCACGAAGAAGAGATCGCTCTCTTCCTAAGAAAAAACGATATGTCTATCCACCCGTTCCTGTAAATCCATCCTTACTACAAGCCTGGCGTATTGCTTGGACAGGTAAAAATGAACCTCCTCTTTTTGGACGCATTCGGTTATTAGGATCTTTCACCGGACCTGAGTTTCTACGTATTCCCTTGTATTGCCAAGATCGAACCATTACGGAATGGAATACACTTTTTACATCGTATGAATCTTATGATAGATGCCCGCAAAAAGAGTGGTCTCTAGGAGATCACTACAATCCATTTATTCATTGGAAGGCAGTGGGGACGCATTTACGAATCGAATATCAGCATCAAATGAAATTGCGCTGGTTAGTGCAAAAATGGGTGCAACGACTGCGTATACGGATCTATAAGCGACGATTAGTAGGAGAGACAGATCTACACAGTCTGGAACCAATTACACCAAGAGATGCCGTCCAAGTAAACTGCTATCGAACAAAATCACTCTATCAATTTCATCTAAATTCTATTCTTCGCATGATTCGAGAGAATCTGTCCTTTGAGCAATGGGGACGCGCAGATCCTCTTCCCCCTCGTAATCCCTATACCAATCAAGCATGGTCCTTATATCAATTGATGGGACTTGTTCAAAGTGTTCAAATAAAACTTGCAGAACGAGGAAAAGTGGTTCCCTCCTTCTTAAGTCAATTTGTGGAAGCGGAGTATTGTGTGACTAAGTATTATAAACATAATAAATTGCAATTAGGGGTAGATGCTACGACACGTTTTTTTCAATCATCTGACTCAGTTGGAGTTCGGTATGAGCTTCTTTATCAACTCTTTGATCAGATTGATAAATTGGATCAACAATCCATTTATCAATGTGTAAAACGAAAGGAATGTCCAGGCTATCTCCAACATCACTGGGAACAGTTACTTCAAAATAAGTGGATTCATGATAACTATGGATATAGTCCCAAGTACGGCTGGAGAGATAGTTATGAACAGACAATTACCATTCAGCGAATCTATAGTCGAACCCTTGGTTGGTATAATGAAACTCAAACCCCTCTTATGCAGATCATGTTAGAAGAATTGGAAGAACATCCATACCCTGAAGAGAACGACGATGCAGCAAGTGTCAGCTAAACCTCTTACATGGAATAATGCGGATCAAATTCTTCCACGCTTGTGGCTGGGTAATAAAGGTGCTGCTCTTGATTCCGCCTGGTTACGGGATAAAAAGATCACCACTGTGTTCAACTGCACCAAAGATATACCCTTTGCAAAAGAGGTATTGCATCAATATCGTGTCCCGGTGGATGATTCTCTCCTACCAGAGGATATTCAGAAACTAACTGCCTGGTCGCCTGAAATTATCTACAAACTTATGGCAGAATATAATCAAGGTGCTACAATCTTAGTACACTGTTATGCAGGAGTGCAACGATCTGCTGCTGTAGTTGCCATGTTTCTCATGACCATGACCCGCCAACCAATGTCCGTGATTATTCCCTATATGCGCCATTGTCGCCCGATCGTTTTTTCTCCTGCTATGAACTTTGTACAATCTATTCAAGCCTGGGAACAACGCTTCTTCTCCTATATAAACCAAATGAAACGAATAAAATAGAAATGAGCTATTATCCATTAGCACAAGCTCCTTCCTGCTCACATTGTGGTCATGGAGGAATTTTTATCAATATACCCTATCCATGTGGGTGTGTCTTATCAGTTCATGAACCATGTATTCAAGCTGCCTATTTACGTGGAGTCTGCCCGTTCTGCCGCAAGGTATGGATCAATATAAGTGCTCCTAGTTCTGTGAATACATCTCAGACTGTGATTGAAGCTCGTCCTGAACGACGATGGATTCTATATTGTTTATCCACAATTGTTATTATATTTTTAGGCTGTATAGTCTTTTGGTTGATGTACCACTATTTTTAAATAGCACGAGATAAATCACTATAGCGCATATGATCTTCGTCTTCAATGGTGGATGCAGGAACATATTTCGGAATGTCTTCCGCATATATATACATTGAATAATTGGGTTGTACAGGAATTTTAAAATAGGTCAAAAGAATGGTATCCATGTTTCTGTTCAATTGAAGTTCTCGTTGGACCCAATACTGATCATAATTTACGACTGCATTTTTTGAAACATCTGAGGCACAGGTAGCTCCTAATATACATACTTGTTCTTTTGGAAGAACAAACCAATCTCGCTGCATCAAATGAATATTGGAATACGGTGCAACCATATCATGCAATTCATTATAAGGTTTGACTGTCGGACCAGGAACATAGAAAATCTGTTCAAAGGCTTTGCTGACAGGAAATAAAACCCGTGGATTCAAGCTTCCAAAGATGGCTAAATAAGGGGCAATCGGTCGAATCTTTGTTTGCAAATGTTTTACACATTGCAAACGCATTTTAAAGACTGAAAGTAGGAAGAGTTTAAATGGTCGTGGTGTATTTATTTCACCGTGATCTACGGTTGCCAGATCATCGCGGATTAGAAGCCGCTCATAAACAAGCTATAGAATTAAAAACTGTGATACTTCCATTGTTTATCTTCACTCCCGAGCAAGTCACTTCTAACAAATTAAAATCAGTCAATTCCATTCAATTTATGATTGCATCCTTAAAGAGTTTGGATGCTGCATTAAAAGAGGCAAAATCTCGTTTGGTGTGCTGTTACGGTGATACAGCAGAGGTGTTACACTCCCTACATCGCAAACTAGGAATTGATTGCTTGGTGGATGGAAAGGATTATACACCCTATGCCAAAGAACGCATTGCTGCACTTGAGAAGTGGGGAAAAACCTCTAACATTCCGTATCATTGCATTGGTGATGATATTTATTTGACAGAACCAGGATCTGTATTAAATGGAAGTGGGAAACCGTACCAAAAGTTCACACCGTATTGGACCGTGGCACGAGGACGAGCTGTGCCGCATCCTGCGGTAGCAATTGATGGACCGTGGATTGTCCGAAGTGGTGGATCCAAGAAAACACGCTCCTTACGATCGTATCCGATGGAAGTTTCCTTGGAAACCATGCGACGACGATTAGTTCCTCATCCCAATCCTGAAATAGCTGTACAAGGAGGACGTGAGGAAGGGCTTCATCTAGTTCATAGCCTACCTACCAATTATGAAAAAATTCACGATATTCCCTCTGAATCCACCTCCATGCTGTCAGCCCATAATCACTATGGAACGGTCAGCATTCGCGAAGTCTATTCGGCAGGAAAGAAGAAAGGATTGGATGCCTTTGTACGACAGTTATACTGGCGTGATTTTTATGGACAAATTATGGATGCCTTTGAATTATTATACAAGGTGCATCCATATGAGTTTCAAAAAGATCGTGCTGTTTCAGACAAGCAGAAAGAAGCCTTTGACAAGTGGTGCAAGGGGGACACAGGTGTTCCCCTGGTCGATGCAGGGATGAAACAGTTATTAAAAACCGGTTATATGCACAACCGTGTGCGCTTGGTGGTCGCCAATTGGTTAGTGAAAGACATGCATGTACATTGGAGACTGGGGGAACGCTTTTTCGCACAACATCTTGTCGATTATGATGCCACGCAAAATATGATGAATTGGATTTGGGTTGCATCCGTTCTTCCGTTTAGTCAAGCTCCCTTTCGCAAGGTAGGAGCAGAAACAACCGCTAAAAAGTTTGATCCTGAGGAAGTCTATATTAAACGGTGGAATGTATAAAATTGAATATATATATGTTTTTAATGCAAATATCTCTAAACCATGCCGACTGTATATAGCTTACCATTGGTGTTACATCTTCTAGGAGGATATGGCTTTGCAGCCGAAGCCGACCGTGTCGCATATCTATCAAAGGAAACCAGTACCAATGATCAGATCGTAGAGGGTATTTCACGTTATCAATTTCCAAATACTGGACGCACACGCATTACGCATGCTGCCAAAGTGGGAGATATTGAGCGCGTTAAATTCCTTCTAGATCATGATGCGTACATAGATACGGTTACCATAGATGGTAAAACAGCTCTCATACTTGCCAGTTCTGCCGGTCAACTCAAGATGGTCCAATGGCTTTGTATGAAAGGTGCTGCACTAGATGTGTTGACTATAAACGGCTCAACTGCTCTCATGATTGCCAGTAAAAAAGGCTATCTTGAGATAGTTCGCATCCTTTGTGAGAGCGGTGCAGCACTCGATTTATCTGATGATACAGCGCTCATGCGTGCAAGTTGGAATGGTCATCATGACGTCGCTCATTTCCTCTGCAAGAGTGGTGCCATCATAGATCTTCAGAGGAAAGATGGTTGGACAGCTCTCATGAGTGCGGCTTATAAGGGTCATCATGAGATTGTTCGCCTACTTTGTGACAAAGGAGCTCTCTTAGATCTGCAGAACATTCATGGAGCCACTGCTCTTCATTTAGCCAGTCAGAATGGCAATTTTGATGTGGTCCGCCATCTTTGCGACAGAGGTGCAGGATTGGATCTACAGAAGACAAGTGGTTCAACAGCACTCTACATAGCCAGTCAGGACGGTCACGTTGATGTGGTCCGCTATCTTTGCGAAAGAGGTGCCATGATAAATCTGCCAAGAACAAATGGTATTACACCACTCTTCATAGCCAGTGAGAAGGGTCATATTGATGTGGTCCGCACTCTTTGTGAGAGCGGTGCAGCCTTAGATTTGCAGGACGCAAGTGGTTGGACAGCTCTTCGCATAGCCAGCCAGAACTGTCATGTTGATGTGGTCCGCACTCTTTGCGAGAGCGGTGCTTCTTTAGATTTGCAGATGATTGATCGAGCAACAGCTCTTCATTCAGCCTCTATAGGCGGTCATCTGGATGTCGTACGCCTCTTCGTTAAGAGCGGTGCAGTCTTAGATTTGCAGAACACAAGTGGTTGGACAGCTCTTATGCTAGCCTGTAAGATGGGTCATTATGATGTGGTCCACCTTCTGTGCATTAATGGCGCTACTTTAGATTCACAGGATACAAATGGGATGACAGCTCTCATGCAAGCCACTAAGATGGGTCATCATGAGATTGTTCGCTTTCTGTGCATGAATGGCGCTGCCTTAGATTTGCGCAGCATGCGGGGTTTCACAGCTCTTAGGGTAGCTCAGAGAAATAAGCATCCTGAAATAGCTGCAGTCCTTCGTGAATGCGGCGCTTTATAAAGACTGTTAAAAATTGATAACATATTTTTTATAGTTGTAAAAATACATAAATATGCCGAAGACGGACGATTTTCCAGTCATCGTGTATCTTCTAGGAAGATACGGCTTTGAAGCAGAAGCGGACCGTGTTGCATCTCTATCTCATGACTTGCGTAATAATCAGCAAGTATGGGAAGGAATCTCCCGCTATCATTTCGAACCAACTCTGCTCACACGCTTTATGTATGCTGCCAAAGTGGGAGATCTTACACGTATCCTCTTTCTTATAGAGTGTGATATCTGCATAAATGCATATAATACAAGTGGTTGGACAGCTCTTCACATAGCCAGTTACAATGGTCATGTTGAAGTAGTCCGCCTCTTACTTGAGAATAGTGCAATATTAGATCTGCAGAATAATTATGGAGAGACCGCTCTTCATTTAGCCAGTACGAAAAGTCACCATGAAGTAGTTCGCCTCCTGTGCATGAATGGAGCTATGTTAGATATGCAGAATCAGTCTGGAGAGACCGCGCTCTATGTCGCTAGTAGAAGCGGTAATCGTGAGACGGTTCGCATTCTTTGCGAGGCAGGTGCTCAGTTAGATCTACAAGATAAATATGGATTCACAGCTCTTTCCAGAGCTATGGATAGGCGTCAATTCAATATAGTTCATTATCTTTGCAATCTTGGCGCTGCATTAGATCTGGGAACACCTCTTATGAATGCCATTGGGAAGAATAATCTTGCAATGGTTCGCCTTCTTTACGATGCAGGTGCTACCTTCGTACAGACAGTTCTCTTTGAAGCAAGTCGTTGTGGACATCTTGATATAGTCCGCTTTCTTTGCGAACAAGGTGCTTTCTTAGATGTGCAGAAAAGGGGTCAAACACCTCTCCATGCTGCATGTATAAATGGAAATCTCGATGTGGTCCGCTTTCTTTGCATAAATGGGGCTGCCTTAGATCTAAAAATAACGAGTATGAAGAAATTTGACATGATTGATTCAAAAATTACGCTGATCTATCAGCCAGAAGATACAGCGCTCATGATAGCTGAGAGGAATAACCATCCTAACCATCGTGAAATAGTTGCAGTCCTTCGTGAATGCGGCGCTTTATAAAAAAATAACACCCTGTCTAAAGATATAAAATGAAGGCAATTTTTGTATGTGATAATAATAAAACATATTCTATAAGGATGCCCATACCCCCCTTATATCTCTTCTGTTGTAATTTTTAAAAATAGACAAG